TGCTTCCTCTACTATGGCTTCAACATCTACTGCTTTTTCATCAGTAGAAACTTCTTCTTTTACATCTTCTTCTGCAGGTGCATCAGTATCTGCAGGAGCGGCTTCGTCAGCCTTTTCTTCTACAGCATCTGCTTCTGCAGACTTAGGTGTTTGGTCCGGTGTGTACATTTCTGCGGTTGTTACATGTGATGGTTTTGCAACATTTGCAAAATCATTGGTAACAGTTAAACCGTGGTCAGTGCCTGGTTGATTGCAACCGCACTCAAGGCACTTTGAAATCTCTGCAGACTTCTCTGCTTCTACAGGCTTGTCAGAATCTGCCGCCATGTATTTATCCCAACACTTAACAGCGTCATCATCGCCCATGCCTGCTTCTTTGCAACGCTTCATAAAGTCAGCGCGCTTCTCGCCTTTCTTAGGCTTCATTTCTTTTTCGTGCGCGGCCTTTTCTTCAATTACTTCTTCCATTACTTCTCCTTCTGCTTCCTCACCTGCATACCATGCAAATAGGTGATGAACTGCGGCTAATAGGTGAGAGAGCGAGGCTTCTTCATTGTGGCCATCGCCTAATTCTTCTGCTTCAATCGCAATTAGTTGTGCTAATGCTTGTCGTGCAGAATCATAAGTTTTCTTATCAAACTTCAAGAGGTCGCCACCAGCGTAAGCCTTAGATAGTTCAATAACATCTTCAGCGAGTATGTTCATGGCTTCCCTTTCGGTCATGTCTGATAATTCTAAACTATTAGCACTTTTTTCGGATTTCTTTTTGTAAGTTCCTCCGCGCTTCTTGTACTCACGGACCACCCAAGCATTTGCTACAGCGCTTGGGTAAACATCAAACTTTGCTTTGGCATCACGGACTACAGCGGCATATAGGTCTTTATCTGCAGGCTCGCTCTTTCCGCCACCGCGTAACATATTTTCGTAATTTGGCTTCTTTTCTTCTTTTTCAATCAATTCTTCTACTTGAATTACGGTGTCATCTGCACCTGCAGATTTAGCAAGAACCAACTGGCAGTTTGGATTGGCGGGGCGGTCCACAAGAGATACTTCAACAATCTGACCGTCAATGATGCGACCATTCATAGCGCTCTTGTCGCGGGTAACGCGTGGGTTTTTGATGCCGATTGAGAAACCTTTTAGGACTCCGTTCTCAACTTTCTTAACAGATACAGGGTCCACAACTAAGGCTGTAATGTAATGCCCATCTTCTTTTACTTCATATTCTTTAGCAACGCCTGCGGCAATGTTGCTGTGTTGCTCGCGGATATTGCCACCAGTCTTAAACCAGTGTGGCATTGCGCGCTTCAACCAATCTGAATCACAAATCTGTTGGTCAATGTCTAGGGAATCATCTGTGGCTTTACCGTACACAGTAAGAGTTCCATCTGAGTTCTTATCCGCCTTCTCAATCCCAAAGAATTGTGTAGTCAGATTAGCCATGGTTGATTTCTCCTTATTTTCTTGTTGTCTAATAATGCTCTTTGCCCACGACCACCCGGAATCGCCGCCCCATAAGAGCCACGCAATCTTTCCGTTAGATGGTGCAGAAGCGTTGTTCCAATCTTTGCCTTTTTTGTCCACTTCGTGACGGGCAAAAAAAGAGTTCATGCGCTTGATGGTTGAGAGAGATAACGCGCTTCCGTTAGCAATATCTCTAGCCCTGGCAATGCCTACCGCTGTACCGCCGCGCCCATGCTTCTTGCGTAATTCTAATCCTCTGCGGGCGTTATTGCGTACAGATTGCGGGGCTACAAAACCATCAGCCATTTAATCCTCATCTTCTATAACAGAAAACTTTGGTGTAACTGTACCTAATTTTTGCATAGCCTTGCGGCGTTTCTCCAATTCAATCTGCGCCTCTACCACTCCAAAATCAGCGGCATCAAAGACTGACTGTAATGTTTGCGAGGCCCAATCAATCTTGTCTGTGCAATCTTCTTTTGCCATTATTTACCTGCCCTCACTTTTTTGGCTGAATCTGATAAGTAATTAGTAGGCACATTGTTTTCATCTACTAACCAACGCTTATACATCTCAGGTAGCGATTCGTAATCTTTAGTGTTGTTTAAGGCTGTGACTAAATCGCTCATTGCGCGCCTGCTTAAAAAGCCTTGCAACGCTCCTACTCTGCGGGAAATCATTACGCTGTTCATGGCATCTCCTTCACTATTAGGGCTGTGCGATTCAAGATTATGTAGTAATCCCCATCTACTGCAGGGTCATCAGGGTTCCAACTGGTACGCGGATTGCGTATGCGGATTGCGTCATATCCATTTGCGGCGGCAAAAACTGAATAATCGCCATTGAAATCTTGCGCCCAATCGTAATGGTCAGGTACATCGTCATACCATTTACGCATCAATCTGCCTAAATCTTCTTGGTCAATTATCTTCGCTTCAGGACTTATGACCGCTTGTGTAACTTCTCCAAAAGGAATCGCCTTACCTTCTCTGTCCTCTTTGGCAAATTTCAAACCTATTTGCTTTTTGTTTGTGTAATAAGTGCCGTCACCAAACATGCCTTTTCCAACAAAAGGGTCCTCGCCTTCAAATAACTGCTTGATGTATTCGTTTACCTTTTCAGGTGATTCACCTGCAATGCCACGATAAAGAGGAACTGAACCCTGCATAACATATTTCTTGAATTCCTCAGCGTTCACAACTTTAGGTTTGCCATTGAATCCTTGTGCTTGCAAAATGTTCTTCAAATACAGATTCTGACCATTTCGGTTGTATGAACCGTAATCAATCTCGCCATTTTCTTTGACCGCGTAAAAGGTATTTGACTTCTCTTTAGTGAAGAAATCAAACTTGTTTTTGGCGGCTACATAGGTCGGAGCGACTACCGCAGGTGTGCTTACAACAGGCGCGGCAGGAGCCTTCCATAGAAATTCTTTAGCCATGGCCTGCACAAGCGGGTTGGTTGTTTGTCCATTGCTTAGGAAATACTCAGCAAACATTTCAGCGTAGAACTCTTTTGTGTTTTCTCCTGAGTATCTTGATGCAAACGCCTTACCTTCAAATTCTTTCTTGTATTCCTCAATAAGTTTTTTGGTTGTTGCGTTTTGGATTGATTCGGTGCGCGTAAATGAGCCACCTTCATCAAGCGTGTGACCCCATTCGTGCGCGAGCGTGTAGCGTCTGCCTGATACTTCGGCAATAACAGGCATCTTGTGGCCTATCTCTGCTCTGTTTGGTAATTCCATTTGTACTGTTGATGGCTTGAGCCAAATCTGCGCATCACCTAACAAAGCACTACCGTAGGCATTACCTGCATTAGAAGCAACATGAATAGTCATCTTTTGGCGCGGATTCAATATCTGTAATTGTTCTACATCTTTTAGTAATTGTTTTTGCAATTTATCTGACACATTTGCGCCTGCACTATAGAACTGCACCTCAATAGGTCCGTTCTGATACACAATGCCCTTCTTCACAAGCATGACATCAGCCTTGGGAATGACTACGCCTCTATCAAGAAATTCCTCAAGTAACTTAGGGTCCTGACTTGGATTTAACTTGATGTATTTATCAAGAACTCTTTGTTTTCTTTCGGCTTGTGTCAATACTCCCCATTGACCAGGTACAAATTCTCCCGTTGCAATAACGCGCACTGGTGCTTCTTCTACAGGTGTTGGTAAATCAGGTATGCCCACTGGTGGCGGAGTTGGTGCGCTAATGACTGTTGCTCCCGGTAGCGGCTCATCAAATCCGGGAATGACAGGAGCCAAAGCGCATCGGCAGTTTGGGTGTGCAGGTGGTCGCATATCGCCTGATGCAAATAGTCGCCCAATATCTACAACTTGTCCTTCATTCTGCGCACAAATCTTGCATGGGTCAAACACAAGCCATTCCATTTGTGTTAGTCCTGCTTGACGGTAACGGGTTTGTGTAGCCTGTGAGATAGCGCGGTTCTGCTCTGTAATGGCAATAGTCAAAGCGCGTGCAGGGCTTGCCACATGATTCATAATGTTTTTGGCTGAGCGCTTAGCATCTAAACCAAGATGAATCGCCTCACCAATCGCATTACCAATATCGTTCAGAGTTGTATCAGAAAAGCCTTTCCAGGTAAATCCACCTTGCGACTGTAATAACTTCAATGCGCCTGGTCGTCTGATAAGGATTGATTGCGCCTCATCGCCTGGTTTCCATTTAGACCAATCAATAACGCTTTGCGTATCTAGTTTTAATGCTTCTTTTGCTTCTTCTATCGCTTCATTAGCGGCGAGTTCCCCAAGTAAATACGCCTGACCCCACATCTTTTCTACAACTGCTTTGAGCGGTTCTAAGTTAGGGCGTATGTTGATGATTGCCCACGCTCTTGCTCTTGCCCGCTGTTGTGGCAATGGCAAAGTTAAATCAGGGGTCGTAGATAAATAACCCTGATACGCACGCTCTGCATCAAATTGTTGTCGTAGAGCGGCTCTTACAAGTAATGCGTTCTTAGCCGCTAAACGCGCATCTGCCTCTAATGCGCGCTCCCAAGTCATGTGAGATACGCTTTAGCGAGCGCTCTTGCGGTTTCTAAATCGCCGTCAAATGCACAACGGTTCAGCGCTTCACCAACAATCGGGTCTAGGCTCTTGAATTCAAATAGTCGTGCGCGCTTTCCTTTTGCGGCCCATTTCAAAAATGATTTTACTTCAGCCCTAGTTTCCGCATCAACTTCTTCTTCCACTTCTGACGCTTCTTCAGGGGAGATTTCTTCAGGCTTTTCATCAGCGGTATTAGGAGTAGTGGGTGTGGTCGGTGTGGCATCAGGACCTTCTAGTGTTGGTGCAGATGTAACTTCTTTTGCGTTGATGATTCCTTCAGGTGAAAACAAGAAGATGTCAGAACCAGCAACAAGCATTGGCATATCTGCTTGAGGTGTATCTAGTAGGGGCAGACCAAGTTCAGAGCGGCGTTCATTGATTGTTTTGCCTGCGCTCTTTACTTCAATATCCGCCTTCCTTGCGCTAGATTCATTATCCATGCGCTTGCTAGTCATGAGGCGGAACTCAAGTTCACGCGGCATACCTAGATATGTGTAAGAAAGATTTGAAATCATCTTGCTAACCCATGTTGCAAGAGGTGCGATACCGATTGCTTCTGCGTTTTCAGCGCGGGCTTCTTCAAAACCTTTTCCGCCTAATCCGCCCTTTGCAGAGAATCCGATTTCACTTGGTTGTACGCCAAAGTGTCCACAGATTGAGGTAATCAAATAATCATCAAGAGTGTCTTTGAACTTCTCGCCATAACCTTCATTTACTATCGGTGAAAGGCCTTTAGGAAGCAAGCGAGCGCGCTTACGCTGTTCTGTTTGTCCGGCAAGGTCGTCATTGAGGATATTTTCATAGGCTCGCAACAGGTCAGGGTTTGTTCCCCAATCTTCGTCTGTTGTGAACATGAGTTCAGGCAACACTCCGTCTGTGTATTCTGCTCTAAGCCATTGTTGTCTGCGTAAGTAAATGTCTGCCAAAGGTAATGCGCGCTCCACAGGGCTAAAGCCGTAAACGCTAATGCTCCTACGGTTACGCACCATGTAAGCAAGTTGGTCACTGGTAAATTCTCCGTCTGCCTTTGGGTCCTCATCTGTTGCACTGAATTCAGAGCGAGGGAATCCGTAAAGGATTTGCTGATACGCCGCATTT